TTGATGATAAAGCCTCTAACCATTCATCACTACAATCATCTATAAAGACATCTGACATAAGGTCTGGTGTACCATCTGAATTGATTGGATAAGTGTTACCTGTTGTTTTTTCAATATAGCAACCAACTGATTCTAATTTATACATAATAATTAATTTAAAAGGGGGTATCTCTACCCCCTTGTTTTTTATTTTTGTTTTACTAATTCTATAATTTCATTTACTGTTTTTTCCAAACCTTCAATATCACCAACAAACCAGCTGTTGGCGACTATGGAGGGATTATTCCAACCGCTTGCACCATTGCTATAATATTTTGGGTTGTAATGTGTAAGGCAAAAATCTCCTTCCCAATCTATAAAGGTTTCAAATTTTTCGCCCTTGTAAGAAAATCTTAAATCCTTTTTTTCTAAAGTAGCATTGTAAATTTTTGTAAAATTCATAATAATTGTTTTAATGTTTATAGTGTAAATGTAATAAACATTTTATTAACAAGCAAATCAATAAATAAAATACTGACCTTTGTGTGGATTTTCTAATACATCTGTTAGAACATATCTGGCAGCATCTATACAGTCTGGGTGCTCCCCTGATGGCTTTTGCAGGGTGTTTCCCTCTTTATCTTTTGCCCATACATAACCTTGAAGCTCTCTTTTAAGGTTCTTACTTCTTTGAGTTACATATATTTCATTCTGATTTATAAGATTGATACCATAGATAACAGAGTCTCTACCTTTAGTACAAGGATAGATGTTATGACCATACTGAGAAATCTCAGATATACTCTTAGGTTCTGCTGAGTCTGCTATTATGTTTTCTTTGATATTATGCTGATTTAGATACCTGCTTATGTCTCTATTTAACATTCCTGTCTTATACAGAACCTCATCAAATATGTAAGCATCATTCCACTTATAAAGTGCAACTAAGGTTGTTGGGTCTACACTATAACCAAAATCCATGCCATAGCTAAGTAATTTAGCCTCTACAGGTATAGTATCTATTTCTTTCCAATCAGATATACAAGCTCCCTCAAGACTGCCTGTAAGACCATCCAAATAAACTCTACACCAATTCTTCCAATAGGTTGAGGTCTTAGCTTTTACTCTTGCTTTCTCCAGCTCCTTGACTATGGCATCAGATAAGTTTTCATTATCTCTATAGGTAAGAGTTATGTAATCTGTATCAGGCTGACCTATCAGTTCTTTATCTACCCAAAACCTATTGACAGGATTATAGTCAAGCCATATATCTCCAGAGGTTCTTATAGATAGTTCTTGATAGCTACTAAAACTACAGTTATTAGCTTCATTCATAAATAGAGATGTTCTACGGGCACCTTTAAGTTTTTCTGGGATATCTGTTGAGAAGAACTCTATATAGCTTCCATTGCTGAAAGTGTACTTTAGAAGGCTTCTATTGAACTTACTCTCATCAAACCTACCAAGACCCTGCATAATACTTAGAAAGTCTTTTAGAGAGCCTCTCCTTAAACTTGGGATAGTAGAAGCTACTACACTTATTTCTTTTCCTTTATTCTTAATGGCATCATTTATAAGGATAAGAAGTATACCTATAGTCTTTCCAGCAGAAGTACCTCCTCTAATAACTTTTACTCTTTGTTTTAACTCTCTGAGTTTATTTACTGCTGTAGTTTTCTTAGGAATCATTCTTTAATAAAAGCAATCCAATGTGTATTCATTCTCTTTCCACTCCTGTGTCCATATAAGGGGTTTTGGTCAGTAAGTTTTAACACCTCCTTTACAGAAAATTGCACTTCACTCCATTTAAAAATTAGTGTCCCATTTGGTTTAAGCACCCTAAAACATTCTTTAAATCCTTTACTAATAGTTTTCTTCCAATCTGCCTCTAAGTTTCCATATCTTTTAGTTATTTCTCCAAGTTTATTTCTTTTTATGTGAGGTGGGTCAAAAACAATATGCCAAAATGAATTATTGTCAAATTTCATATTAGTGAAATCTCCTACTATATCAGGGTCAATTACTAAAGTGCTTTTTAAAGATGGATATATGTTGTTATGAATTTCTTTTCGCTTATCCATAAATAAAGCTCTGCTATCTTTTTTATCAAACCACATTCCCTTAGGTCCACAACAAACATCTAAAACTTTTTTCAATCAACAAATATTGGAATATCTTCTGTAAGTTGTATGTTCTTATTCTCTACAGGTTTTCCTGCATAGTAATTTAGGTAGAGCTGCACAAATTTAAAGTCTCCTTCCTTGACTCCCTTTGCCAGAGCTTCTAAAGCATAGGGTTCTAATGGAGTAAGTTTCTCTATAAGAGAGACCTCATCTGATTTAGATTTCCTACCTGCTCCTTCTCTTTTACCTCCTCTTGCCATTTGAAAAAAATTGATTAATCAAAGATATAATAAAAAAAAGCCTTGTTTGTTAAAATAGCCTTTTTTGAGCTTGATGTTGTTTTAATCGTTTTATTGCTGCTTCGTAATATTCTGTGTCTATTTCATATCCTGTTAAATCATATCCTAAGTTATGACAAGCTATTGCTATGCTTCCACTTCCTAAGTGTGTATCTAATATTTTATCTCCTTCTTTTGCGTAATTCATCAATAACCATTCGTATAGTGCTGCTGGCTTTTGTGTTGGATGTATTTTATCACTTGCCGAAGTATTCCCCTCTAATCCTCCATAGTATCTGTAATCAAACTGTTTCGCTACCTTGTTAAAACTTGTATAAGCAAGTTCTCCATCTGAAAAATTTGGAACAGGATTGCCTTTATACCAAAATATAAAACCTTTACAACCATTAAGCCATAATTGAGGAAAATAATTTGAACCCCAAACTATTTGATTTCTACTAACCCTTTTTAATTCTAAAAAATATTTATTTGTCGGAATTGAATCATCCCAATTACTCTGCTTATATTTATTTGCTTTAATTCGTGTGCCATTGCTTGTTTTATTAGTTCTATTAAATTTTCCAAAACCAATGCCATAGGGTGGGTCTACAATAGCAAGGTCAAACTGATTATCGCTAAACCCTGCCATCGCAACCATACAATCCTTATTGTGTAACTTTATCATTTTGTATTTCCCTGTAAAAACTAATTTGTTTTTTTACTTCGGGTCTTATCCACTCAACAGAAGAAAGTATAGGGTTATCTTGTTCTGCCCATGTTTCAAGTTGATTAAAAATAAAATTCATTTCTTTTGTATTTCCCTTGCAATAAGAATGAGCTATAGAACAAACCCTATTTATAGTGAAGGCTTGTATTTTAAAGCTGCCGTATTCCTTTTTTAAATCGTAAAACCTTTTAAAAAGATATTCACTAAACAATCTCATTTTTATAGTGGCGTTGCCTTTTTTAAATGTTTCTGTGCATCCAAAATTAAAATATATGTTTAGTACATTTCCAACAGAAAAAACATCTTTAGTCTCTAAGTATTTTTTATAAACATAAGCATAGTCCTTTCTTGTTTGTGCATAGCTTTCTAAATAATCTAAAGCTGTCCATCTCCTGTTGTTATTGTTAATAGTCATTATAAACTTTTGATAATTATCTTTATTTGTAACATCTATCCAATCTACAATATATGCTGGTAAATTTTTTATTCCCATTTGCTTTGCACAATCTACTCTATGATGTCCTTCTATAAGGTTAGCTTTGTGGTCTACAATTATTGGGACTAAAAAACCAAACTCTATCATTTTTTCTTTGAAACTATCTCTATGCAAGTCTACAATTTTTCTGTTTACTGTTGCATAATTTAGCTTGTCAATGTCATAATTTTTTTCAAAAGTTCCTGTTTTAATGTTTAATGTATTCATAATATTAATTTAGTTTGTTACCTACTCTAAAAGGTTTTCGGCTTCCCCTTATAATATACAAAGTATAAATGTAATAAACATTTTATTAACAAACAAATTAATATAAGTCAGGTAATTCTGATTTATACTTCTTTGTCATGGTACTTTACATGAAGAAAACCCTCATAGCTTTTTTTTAGTTCTCTGTAGTTATGGGTTAGAGTTCTATGCTCCAGAAGTAGCCTTGTATATCTTTTTCTGTAGTAGAGGTCAGGATTTAGTATTTTTTCTACCTTTCCTGTTTTGGTTGAGAGTATATTATCAAGCCTGTTAAATATCTTTAAATACTCTACTTCATAATTTACTATCACTTCATCAAACAGTTTTAAGTTGTGCAAGACTGTTGCATGGTCTCTGCCTATGACCCCTCCTATTTTACTCAAGCTATTCTTGGTGTGTATCTTTGCAAGTTTACAATACAGAGCTCTACAATATACATTGTCTTGTTCTCTGTTTCTTATATTGAGTTTTCTTTTGGTATGTTTTTCTACCAGCTTTTTAATTTGTATTAATTCCATGTTTCATCTATTGCTTTTTTGATGCCTTGACAGGCTTCATATTGTTCAAGTTCCTCATAATACTTGAGAACCTCCTCCATCCTTTCCTTTGGATTTCCATTTGATATATCTACAAGAGCTATTAAATAATACTCTTTGGCACTTTGGTTCATTTAGCATCTACCTCTAATATATATTGGTCTAAAATATATTCTGTTTCTTCAAGTGTTTTTTTATAAAACATCTCTTTGTAAGCCTTAAGAGCTAAATTAAATTTTGTCTCTCCTCTTGAAATTACCTCAGCAGGAACATTAACTATTCCTACATCTCTGTTGTTTTTGTTTATTGTAATAAACTTAAACTGTTCTTTCTTAAATAACCTACAATAAATAAAAGCCTGTAGGTCATAGTTCTTTTTGTCTACCTCCCACTTAGCAAAACTCTCAGTAGGAGCAATGGTAGTTTTTAAATCATAAATACAATCATCTGTAAGTATGTCAGCTTTACCTCTGATTGGAAACTCTTTAAACATTTTAATCATTGGAACTTCTACCTCTGCACCTTTCATGATTGATTGTATTGTTTCATTGTTTGCAAGTTTTCTTATAAGCCATTCTACATAGTCTTTATCTTTTTGCTTGTAAACATTCTCAGCTCCATACTCTGCAACTGCATCTTTATATATTTTGGCGTTGGTCCTGTCTGCTTCTACATAAACCTTTTTATAAAATTTGTGCGGTTCTAAAAAACATTCATGTGTAAGTTTTCCTATTCTTAAAGCCTCTGTTTCTTTCTTTGGCTTTTTCATATACTCCAGCAGAGTATTTGGACTGTCTAATAAGTTTCTAAGAAGTGAGCTTCCAAGAGCATTTGTAGCCAGAACTCCATAGTAGAAAGAGTCATCAAGCATATAGCCTAATATTTCTTCTGTCCTGTAAGTGTCATTGTTTATTAGTGTTATCATTGTTTATTAGTATATATTTAACTTCTATATTTAAAGTATTGTTAGAGACCCAATTCATTTTTAGTTTTTAATTTTTGTATTTCTTGTAAAAGCTCATCTATTCTTTCTTCTGCTTTTCTTGCTCTTTCTATTGCTCTTATTTTTTGACTTCTATAGTCATCTACTGTATCAGCAAAACTTTGTCTCTCAAGTCCAAACTTATTTGTTATAAATGTAATTTGTATTATTGCATCTCTTACTTTATTAAGTTTTTCATTGTCTGGTTTTTGCTCACACCATTCAATGACTTGCTCTTGAAGATATAACAAATTTGATTGAAGTCTTAAATCTTCTATAGCATCAAACTTTTTCCTCATGTTAATTTCTTTATCCATTAGAACTTACATTTACTACACTTCCATTTAACTCCTAATCTATTTATAAAATATTTAAAATCATATTTTTTTTTGGGATAGTGCCAATTTTTTTTGTAATACCATGCTGAAACCACACAAAGCTCAAGAGGAATATTTACACTATCATCTTTAAAATTATGTTCTACTTTAATAGCTATTGCATGACCATCCCAACTATCTACTATTCTCTCAAGTATTAGCTTTTGTCCTGTAGGTATTCTGTTAAATTGTCTTTTTACTTCTCCCAATATTAAAACTCTATTGTCAAACTCTAAGACAAAATCAATATCACTTGGGTGCACATTTCCATTTTGCACACCTGTGAAGTCTATGACTTGCTTTACTTGGTCTCTATTTCTTATAAGACTCACAGATATTGATTGTATACCTTTTCTAAGCCTCTATGTATTTTATCTAAAAAACATGGTCCACATGAACTTGTTTGAGCTT